TCTTATCAGGGGACTTGCTTTATCCGGTCCAACAGCTTGTCTCAGACTGAAGTTTGGCGGGTATCTCGCACTGCCCTATCACACCCTCGGAGCCAGTCGCCCGTCGGTAAGAGGAATATAGTATAGCTCTAAGTTGGGTGCAATAAAATTAGAAAATAAAGTTAGGCCTGAGACAACCGAAGCTGCCCCAGGCCTTTGTTTTGGACCAGTTCTGAGTGATTACTGGGCCTCCAGGATCTCCTCCAGGATGTTCACTGATTCAGGAACGGAATCGGAGTACACCAGGCTGCTTAGCATCAGATGCAGATCCTTCTGCCCAGCAAAACCAGCATGGGTGTTCATCCATGGGTTGCCTGATCTTTTCTCCCAATCAACGTCTGAGAGCTTTTGTACAAGCGTGTCAAGCCTTGCAGGATCGCCAGAGTCAATGTGAGTTCGGATGATGTCGCTACCGAGCTTCGCAAGTGCGGCGATACCAACCAGGTCCTTGATTCTGTACTTGACGGGCATTTCATGGGTGTCGCCAGTCTCAGGATCAATGACAGGCTTGGTTTCCGGGATTCCATGCCATGCTTCATAGCACGACTCAGACACCAGTTGCCAGTATCGCTTCGCATACTTCAGGGGAAGGCCTTCGTCAATGGCTGACAGCCGATTCAGAAGCTCCTTCGGAAACATATTTGATGTGCTTCTACGCAATCCCTCGTAGGTAACCGGGCGATTGGGGTCACGCACACCAGTCATGTTTATCTGCTCCTTACCGTCTTTGGGACCCCATACAGAATCATCGTCGCGGCAAAGGCTAAACGTAAGCTGGCGAATCTGCTGGGCATAGCTATTTTGCCCATTTTCCGTGATGTCGCCCTTTGTTGTCTCAATCAGTGCCTTTGGCAACTTGCGCTGGCTAACATTGATTGTATTAAACAGCTCAGCCTCTTCTACGAATGACAGGCCAAAGTAAAAGATGCACGGAATAGCTGGAAGGAAGTCAGAGTCCTTGCCCCAGGCATCAAGAAGCCCATAGAAGCGATGCTGTCCATCAACAATAGACGCAACATGGGACCCAAATGCCTTTTTGATTTGGCCAATCTTCCCGGCATTGAACAGGTCTATAAAGCTGTCTACTTGCTCTGGCCCATTTACCCTAACAGAAATTGTTAGTGGCGTAATCAGGTACTGGTTGCCATTGTTGGAGAAGTACTTTCCAATTTCGCTAAAGCGGTTGGATGACGGAGGCCGCTGATAGCCGTGACTATCAATCGCATTGGACATTGGGTCCTTGTCATCGTAGGTGGAGATAAAGAACAACTCCTGCGCCGCAGGAGGAGTCACTGTTGCCACATAAACCTTGTGCTTGGCGACATCGCCAATGATTCTGGTACTCATTTTATTTGCGACCATAACCGCAGCCTTCTATCACCGTGGGTCTTTCCCATTTAGATTAGATAGCGTTCGCAGCTATTTGGGTCTGAGCACAGATTACAAAATCCGTAGTGTTACATAAAGTCACACACAGATTCTTCACAGTGTAGTGGTTCTGATTATTTTACGCACCTGGCATAAACAGAAAAGGCCAGCTCCCACAGCCAGCCTTCTCTGCTACAAACAACACCCTCAAGGCGGGAAGGGCTTACCTTATGCCTTCCTCACCCCGTGGTGGAATAACGCCGAATATCGGCGCGTGGACTGTAAGAACACGCAAGGTTTGGACTGCCTTACTCAGTTGTGGATGCGCCCGGAGTTGAACCGGGGTTCCAGCAGTTTCCATATCGGCTTTACTGCTGGTCTAAACCACTTCGCACCCTAAAAGGGTGGCGGGACATACAGCGAAGGGAGGGTACTACAAAACCCTGCACCATATGCCCCGCCGTGGGGCGGAGGCGACCCCTTAGAAAGGCAGTGTGTCGTCTACGACTTCTGCACGGGGCTTGGGCCTTGCGACAGGTGGGGTGCCACTTGACCCATCACCGGATTCAGAGCCAGAGAGAATGGTCATCTCCCGTGCCTTAATCTCCGTTGTATACTTTGTAACCCCATCTTTCTCGTATGAACGAGTCTGGAGCGATCCCTCAACGTATACCTGTGATCCTTTCTTCAGGTACGCCCCGCAGATTTCGGCCAGTTTGCCCCAAGCGACAACGCTGTGCCACTCAGTTTTCTCTACGAGAGTCCCTGTGGAGTCCTTGTACGACTCATTGGTTGCAACGCGGAAGTTGCAGACAGTTGAACTGCCCGCTTCGCGTGTCTCTGGGTCTGCACCCAGATTCCCAACGATAATCGCTTTGTTTACTCCTCTTGCCATAGTACTTACCTCTTTACACGTAAAAACGCCGTGCGGGATTGCACGACAGCGGGAATATAATACCATCCGTAATATCACGCAACTTTATTTCTGAATTTTATTGCGTCGTATTTCTGTGAAGATTAGATTAAGGCCAGTAAGGTGTATCTATGGATCGGGATGCCAGAAAGACACGAATTAAAGACATACGATCAGTTTACGAACAAGGAAGCCAAGCTGGTGGACTTGTACACTGATCCTGAGAGCCAAACCTATCGGAACAAGGTCCGCTCCTACGAAGCCGCTGGCTACTACTGCGCGAAAGTGCCAGAGGGCCAAGAGGATGACGGAAGGGCGTACCGTGCGATGAAGGTTAAGGCTCACAAGCTATTTAAGAAGGAACACATATGGGCTGAGGTGGAGCGACGGCTGATTGATCAGTCAGATGCCCTGAAGATGCCTATGGAAGAGGTGATCGCCAAGTTTTCGGCGATTGCTGATGTGGACCTGATGAAATACCTGCGGGAGGTACCTGTCGCCTGTCCTCATTGTGAGGGCGAACTGCATTTCGGCATTGAATACGTATTTGATGTCAAGCAGATGCAGAAAGAGGGCTACGGGTCGCTCCTGAAGAAAATGAGGCCGACAAAATACGGGACGGAGTTTGACTTCTACCCGGCAGATGATGCCTTAGACCGCCTGATGAAGCATTATGGTGGTTACAGGCAGTCCAGCGTAGGCGAGGAGTTGTCTGCGTTTGACGAACTCATCATCGCGGCCCGCAAGATATAGTTCTTTGACATGCCAACTCCCGATGATATTAAGGCCCTTGCCGAGAAGTGTGAGGACCCGGTATGGTTTGCTGAGAACGTCTTGGGCGAGACAACATGGTCAAAGCAGCGCGAGCTGCTACGTGCCGTCAGAGATAATGACCAGGTTGCCATTCGCTCAGGTCACAAGACTTCTAAGTCACGGTCCTTTATGGTATTGGCCCTGTGGTGGGCCTTCAAATGGCACCTCTTGGGGGAGGATGCGCGTGTCGCCCTATCTGCGGCATCCTTCAATCAGGTCAAGGACATTGCGTGGCGTGAGATCCGCGCAGCATACAAGCGAACCCCGATCCTCCAGCAGGTATGTATAAAACCGCCTTCACTTGATCCCGCCACGGGCCTAACATTCACCAGCGGCAACCAAATCTTCGGCTTCTCTGCAAAGGAGGCTGAGAATGCTGCTGGTATCTCCTCCCCCCATGTGATGTACCTGCTTGACGAAGCCTCGGGCATACAGGATGCTGTGTTTTCCGCTATGGAGGGGAACATGGCTGGTGGTGCCAAGATGGTGATGGCTTCGCAGGGTACGAAGATGAGTGGACACTTCTTTGACGCTTTCAATAAGTACAGAGCGTCGTGGCACTGCATAAAGATCAGCAGTTGGGACAGCCCGAACGTTACGGGCGAAGTACAGATTCCCGGTCTTGCCACCAAGAAGTGGTGTCAGCAGAAGAAGGATCAGTGGGGCGAGGACAGCCCGCTATACCGCGTTCGTGTAATGGGGGACTTCCCCGGCCACGGCGACAATACGGTATACGGGCTTGAAACTATTGAGATGGCTAAGGACAGGTGGCCCAATGTCTCCCGTGAGGGTGCATTGCGTCTTGGCGTAGACGTTGCCCGCTTTGGCGACGACGAAACCGTCATATTCCCTGTTCGCGGTCACTGGGCTATGGAACCCGTGGTCCTGCAGGGATCAGATGGGGTACAGGTAGCAAGTAAGATTGTAGACACCGTTCGTCGGCTTCGCCGCGACACAGACAGAGAGATAGAGGTAAAGATAGATGAGATCGGACTCGGAGCTTCTCCAGTGGATGCCCTCTCACACATGGACCTGGCACAGCAACTTGGAATTAGAGTGCGTCCTATTCACCTCCAATCTCCCGCAACTGATTCCGACAACTATGCAGATGCTGGAAGTGAAATGGCATTTGACTTAGCAGACTGGCTAAAGGCTGGCGGTGCTGTGCCTGACGACAGTATGCTGGTAGAGGAGTTGGCATCAACGACATACACAATGGATACGAAGGGTCGCCGCAAGGTGGCCGACAAGAAGAAACTGAAAACGCTGATTAGGAGAAGCCCTGACCGCAGAAATGCTTTGGAGCTGGCGATCTACGATCCCAAGCCGAAGGCAGGCATAGGGGCCTCTTTCATAAACATTATTTGATATGTCCAATCTTTGGGTAGACAACAAGCATCCAGATTACGATGTGGAGGCTTATCAGCGGCAGTTCGCAAGGGATCAATTTACGGGCGACG